GCAATGGTTAAACCGAAAGGAAAAAGGTCTTTACTGAGAGGCAAAGGTACTAGAGGTGCAAGTGGATATAAACCAAGTGGAACTGATTTTGCATTATTTCTTGAAGAACTTATGAAAAGAAAAACAATAGGTTAGAGTAATATGACTGAAGATAAGTTAGCTCTTGTACTGAGAAAGTACAAGGAAGCTTTTAATTTGCGAGAACATTTTGTTCCGAAGTTTGAGGAGTGCTATGAATATACGCTACCTCAACGAGAATCATTCTATCAAGAATCACCAGCGAATGTTCGAACTGATAAAATCTATGATGAAACTGCTGTTGTAGGAGTACAGGAATTTGCATCTCGATTGCAGTCAGGTATGATACCAGCTTTTGCAAAATGGTTTTCTCTCAAGTCAGGAACGGATGTAGGAGCAGAACAGTTAATGGCTGTGGATGAGGAGCTGGAAAAAGTAACCGATTATGTTTTTGGCGTTATCAATAACAGCAACTTCAATCAAGAATCACACGAAGCTTTCTTAGACTTGGCTGTCGGTACTGGCTGTCTGCTAGTAACCGAAGGAGATGAAATACAACCTATTAAATTTAATGCTGTTCCCCTACCACAAATACTATTGCTCTCAGGTCCTGATGGAAAAATAGACTGGATACTAAGAGCTAGGAGTATGCCTATATCACAACTTAAAATAGTTTATCCCAACGCAACTTATGACGAAGACATTATGGGTCTTATGGAAAGAGACCCCAATAAGAAATGTGAAGTAATTGAGGCATCCTATAAACGATATGATACCGAAGTTGAAACGTGGCATTATTGTGTTGTACTCAAGAAGATGAAGAAAATAATTTATCAGGAAGATATGGAAGGACAAGGTTCTAGTCCGTGGATTGTTTTCAGATGGTCCAAAGCGTCAGGAGAAGTTTATGGTCGAGGACCAGTATTCAATGGAATGGCAGCAATTAAAACTTGCAACCTTGTAATAGAAATGATTTTAGAAAATGCACAGATGGCAATATCAGGCGTGTGGCAAATATCGGATGACGGAACAATTAATACCGATACGATAAACCTAGTGCCGGGTTCTGTTATTCCTGTAGCTCCCAACTCAGATGGACTGCAACCTCTCAAGCACGGAGGCAATTTCAATGTTGCCGATTTAATTCTTCAGGATATGCGTCATAATATTAAGAAAGCTCTCTATAACGAAATGCTGGGAAGACCTATGGCTAAAACACCAATGTCAGCAAGGGAAGTAGCAGAACGACAAGCAGATTTACAACGACAAATTGGAGCTGCTTATGGCAGACTTCAAGCAGAATTTATACAGCCATTGATTAAAAGGGTAGTATATCTCCTAAAAAAACAAGGAAGAATACAGCTACCAGTAATTGATGGCAGAGAAATAAGGGTCAAACCTGAATCACCATTATCAAAAGCTCAACAGCAACAGGATGTTTTAAATGTTGATTCATTCTTGGAATTGATTATGATGAGGTTTGGACCACAGATGTTGAATATAGTAGTTAAGAGTGAGATAGCTGCAGAATATTTAGCGAAGAAATTAGGTGTTCCTCTCGAGATTTTGCGAGAGCCTGAAGAAAGGGAAGCTATTGCGAATCAAATTGCACAGATGGCTCAGCAAGGTCAAAATATTCCTCCTGAAGGTGGAGCAGAAGCTCCTCCTCAAGCTCCACCTGAACCAACACAAATGTAATGCCACATAGAAAAATAGAAGGCGTTTATAGTGTTGATGGATTTAAGAGAACACACGAAGCAGAAAAAGAATTAAATAAGTTATTTGCCAGTTTATTTAAGGATAAGATTGGCACGGAAATACTAAAATATCTAAAATCAATAACTCTGAATATTGTGAGTGGACCTGAAGTATCAAATGAAAAGTTGCGACACCTAGAGGGTTCAAGGTATATAGTCGGTATTATAGAACAAAGAATTGAAAGGGGAAAGAGAGATGGCTGAAGAAGAAAATGTTTCACGTGAAAGTGAAGAAGGTTCAACGGAATCAGTAGAACAAGTCATTAGTGAATTTCAAGAAGAAAAGAAAGAGGCAGAGAAGCCTGAGTTCATTCCTACAAAGTTTTGGGATGCAGAAAAGAATGAGCTGAAGGTAAAGGAATTTGCTGACAGCTATAAGAATTTAGAAAAAGCTTTTCATACAAAGGTTGATGATTTAACTCCAGTTGTCAAGAAACAGATTGAATCTGATATGATTAAGGACAGACCTGAAACTGCCAACGGATATGAAGTCAAGCTTGATGAATCCTTTGGGGATATTCAACTTCCTAGTGATGACCCTTTGGTGAGCTGGTGGAAAGACACTTGCTACAAGTCAGGCTATAACAATGAAATATTCAATGAAGGCATTAACCAGTATCTTAAAGCGTCAACATCCAATGTTCCTGACCACGATACAGAGATGGGTAAGCTCGGAGAAAACTCTAGTGCAAGACTGGAATCTGTTGATTTGTGGTTAAAGAAACAACTGTCAGGTGATGAGTATGATACAATGGCTGATTATCTTACAACTGCTGATAGCGTTAGAGCTGTTGAAAAAATTATGAAACAAACACAATCAAATGTATCTACACAGCAAACACCATCATCTCCATTGGATGCTAGTGAAAGTAGAAAAGAATTAGAAAAAATGATGAAAGACCCAAGATACTTTCATCCTCAGCATAGGGATGAAACTTTCATTAAGAAGGTAGAGGAATCATTTAAGAAAATATTTCCTGAGGGATAATGGACAAGCTGATTCTTGTGGAATGGGTTGATGCTATGGACCAAGAAAATGGCTGGGTTACACAGGAAAAAGCAATAAAAGCAGATGTAATGACTGTTATAAGTGTTGGATTTCTCATTAATGAGAATGAAAACATAGTTACAATTATCGGAGATAAGGATAAAAATCCAAACGAAGATTCAGAAGTAGGTCGTGTTACGACTATTCCCAAGGGATGCATTAAAAATATAAAAGTATTGTGCGTTGATTGTAATTGTAATAATCAATAAATAATAATTATCTATGCCTTTAGCTCGTCTAAAGTATGCCCATTTGGATAACATACCCACAGTTTAAGACAACATAGGAAGACCGACTTAATGATGAGCATTAAGTCAACTAACGATAAATAACGAGGTATGTTATGAGTTCTACAATTTCTACTGCTTTTATTAAGCAGTTTGAATCCGAAGTCCATATGGCTTATCAGCGTATGGGTTCAAAGCTTCGTGGAACAATAAGGACACTCAATAATGTTGTCGGTAGTCAGGCTCGATTCCAAAAGACTGGTACAGGTGAAGCTGTTACCAAGTCTAGGCACGGTGAAGTTCCAGTAATGGATATTTCACACAGCACAGTTGATGTAACTGTTAGCGATTTTTACGCTGCAGATTATATTGACAAATTAGACGAGCTAAAGACTAACATTGACGAACGCCAAGTAGTAGCACAAAATGCTGCGTGGGCGTTGGGCAGAAAAACTGATGACCAACTAACTACTGTATTAGATACTACATCTAATTCACAATCAGTTGGCTCACCAGCAGCTGGACTTAGTCTAGCTAAAGCTCAATTAGCTTTCGAAAACTTTGGCACTAGAAATGTTCCTGATGATGGCGACAGATTTTGGGTTGTTGGACATAAACAATGGACAGACCTCTTAGACCTTACCCAATTCGCTAGTTTGGACTATGTTCCAGCTAACGAACTTCCATATTCTGGGGGTATGACTGCTAAGAGATGGCTAGGCTTTATGTTCTACGCATTTTCAGGACTTCCTGTTGATGGTTCTTCTGATAGAAAAACTTTTGCATATCACCGTTCAAGTGTCGGACACGCTATTGGTCAAGATATAGTTACGGAAATTAACTATATCCCTGAAAAAGTTGCACACCTAGCGACATCTATGATGTCAATGGGAGCAGCTATGATTGATGACAATGGTGTCGAAGAAGTTATCTGTGACGAGTAGGAGGATTTAGTATGGCTTATTCAACTGACAATCCTGTTGTTAAGGTAGCTCAAATGGGAGCTTCAAATGCTCTCTGGTACTATAATGATGGTGATGCGATAGGCACGATAGTTGGAACGGATTATTTTTTAGCCGACTACAAATTACTTACTGGTGGAGACATAGTTATGGTTTCTAGTGGTGGTTCAAATGTTGTAGTTGATACTTTAATAATATCTGCTTCAACTTCAAGTACTGTAACAACAGTAATTGAAGCCTAATACAACTAACTGCAAGGGGGATTTATCCCCCTTGTTTATAATGGAGTTAAAGTGTGGCGATAAATAATGTAACAGTAGCTAACAGGGCAATAGTGATGATTGGAGCAAATAGAATCTCCAGCTTTACGGATGGCTCTACCGAAGCTAGTGTTGCTAATGATTTATATTATGACATTCTTGATGGCGACCTAACAGCTTGTCGCTGGAGGTTCGCAACTAAACAAACACAATTATCAGCCAATGCTACAGCTCCTACTGGAATATGGACACAGAGCTTTTATCTTCCAACCGATAATCTTTATGTTCAACGAATTACTGTGGGTGGAAACACAGTAACCAACTATGATATTTTTAACAACGAATTATACACAGACTTAGAATCTACTGACACAGTAATAGCAGATTATACTTACAGACCAGCAGAAGAAGAAATGCCAAAGTATTTCATACTATCTTTGGAATATCATTTAGCATCTGTCTTTGCTCACGCAATAGCAAGAAGTACAGATATGGCTAGTATCTATGAGGAAAAATATAGACTACAATATCGTAGAGCTAAGAATTTAGATTCTAGTCAACAACCAACAAGGAGGGTAACTGTTGATAGATTTGCTAAGTTCAGAGGTTCTACAAGCACAAGATATTAAAATGATATGGCAAGATTCAGAACAGCACAAAACACCTTTCAAGCTGGTCAGTTAGACCCTCTTTTAACCTCAAGAACAGACTTAGGAGCTTATAAGGATGGCGTAGAAACATCAACCAACTGGTGGCATTTGGCACAAGGTGGTGTGATGAAGCGTCAGGGATTCAAGTATCTCGCTGACATTGGAGCTGATGCAAGAGTTCTTCCGTGGACCTTTAGTTCTGATGAGATGTATGTTCTTGTATTGTATGCAAGTAATGTAAAAATTTTTTCTACATTAGGAACATTGATAGCAACTGTTGGAAGCTGTCCGTGGACTGCTGGTAATATTAAAGAAGTTACCTATGCCCAATATGGCGACACTATGTTCTTCGCCCACGAAGATTTTGCAACACAAGAGTTTGTAAGAACTTCAGCAACAACATTTACAATACGAAACTTTCATTTTCAAACTGATGATACTGGTGAATGTAATATGGATAATTCGGCTGGTACGGATGATGCAGCAACTGTCCTTTGTCCTTTTTATAAATTCAATGACTGGAATATAACTTTAAATCCTAGTGCTGCAAGTGGTACAGGTGTTACTCTTACTGCATCAGAATCTATTTTTGTTTCTGCTCACGTTGGTTGTAGGTTTGGTTTAACGGATGACCCAGCGAATAAATATCATCAAGTGGAAGTAACTGGATATACCTCAGGAACACAAGTAACTGTTACTGTAAGGGAAGCTTTAGATTCAACCAATGCAACACGCCATTGGAAAGAACAGGTATTCTCAGATGTAAGGGGATACCCCCAAGCAGTATCTATCTTTGATGACAGGTTATATCTATCTGGTAGCACAGCAAGACCATCAGGAATTATGGCATCCAAGATTGGTGAGTACTTTAACTTTGACTTGGATAACGCAAGTGCTGATGACGCAATAGATGTTTCGCTTGGTTCAGACAGGGTGGATGAAATACGCTATATGTTGCAAGGAAGAAACCTACAATTCTTTACGGATAGTGGAGAATACTATCTTCGAGTTGAAGCCACAGGTGGAATCTCACCAACCAATATAGGATTTAAAAGACAGACTTCTTTTGGCATAAAGAAAATTAGACCACAGCAATTAGACGGAGCAACTTATTTTATACAACGAAGTGGAACTGTAGCTAGGGAATTTATCTATGATGATGTTCAGGATGGATATACTTCCAATGCAATTTCATTCTTAACAGATGTTATTAATAGTCCAGTTGATGCTGGAATCATTCAAGGAACAACAGAACAGCCTGAACAGTTTTGGGTTTTAACGAACACGGATGGAAGCGTTGCAGCTTTCCATACTATGCGTAGCGACAAGGTTCAGGGTTGGTCCAAGTGGACCACACACGGAACAACTGCTTATCCCTTTGGATTTATGTCTATCAATTCGGTAGTCAATGAAGTCTTTGCTATTACTTGCAGAGCCGTTAATACTGTTACTTCATATTATTTAGAGAAGATGGATTTGGATGATTCCAAGCCATTAGATTCCTATATAGATGGAACTATCTATGCTTATGGAACTCCTTTAGTAAATGGAGGTAGTCAAACTGGAAACAGTTTAATTATAGATGGATTAACGCATACAGTACAGGCAGATGATGAATTTACTGTAGCTGGTATATCAGGAACTTATGTTGTTTCTGGTGTTACTACTCTTGCAAGTGATGACCAAACTTTAAATTTAACAACAAATCTAGCATCTTCCCCAGCAGATAACGCAGCTCTCACCTTTACCAAAGGACATATGTGGACTGTGGGTACGCATTTAACCAGTCAATCTGTATCAACGATAAGTGGAAATGAATATCTTGGAGATTTTACTGTAGATTCTAGTGATAGAATTACTTTAGATGTAGCTGTAAGCTCTATGACTGCTGGATTTAAATATGATTCTGTTCTAAAGACTATGCCAGTAGATGTAGCGATACAAGGACAGCCATTAACAGCACGATACAAAAGAATAGTGCGTTGTATAATAGATGTTCAGGATGCTATTGATGTGGATGTCAATGGGAAAGATTTGATTGTGAGAACAGTAACAGGAACTTTATCTGGTGGTGGACTGCCAAGAACAGCAGTCAATGGCAAACAGGAATTTTATCTGACTGGTT